CAGGACCGTACCTTGCAAAAGTTATTAGTCATTTAGACCCGACATATATGGGAGGGTTAGAAGTTGAATTATTAAGAGCATCAGGTAACGATCATTCAGAAGGGCAATTGCATCAAGTAAAATACCTAAGTCCGTTTTGCGGCGCAACTGGAGTTGAGCAGGTCGGAAAAGATCCAAATGATTATAATAATACACAAAAAAGTTATGGAATGTGGATGGTTCCACCAGATCCGGGTTGTACAGTAGTTGTTATTTTTATTGATGGCGATCCTAAACGCGGTTTTTGGATTGGCTGCGTACAAGATGAAAACATGAATTTTATGACGCCAGGTATAGCAAGTACTGAAAACACTATTATTGAAGAAAAGTACAAAAATACTATTAAGAACGGTTCTAGGGTACCAGTTGCAGAATATAATAAACAGATCAATAAAGAAACATCTGACCCAACTAAATTTAAAAAACCAGTACATCCGTTTGCTGCAGTTTTAGTAACAAGCGGGTTAGACAAAGATGATACTCGAGGTATAACAACAAGTAGTGCTAGACGAGAAACTCCTAGCATGGTATTTGGAATATCAACTCCCGGCCCAATTGATAAGCAAAATGGTGCAAAACAAGGTACTATTGGAAAGAAAGAGCATGCAATTAAGAATGCGTATGTAAGCAGGTTAGGTGGTTCAACTTTTGTTATGGACGACGGTGATGACAAGTTTGTTAGAGAAAAGAAACCATCAGAAGCAGGACCTACGTACATTCCTGTTGAACAGGGTAAAACTGCAAAAGATCATACCATGCCGCATAACGAATTAGTTCGAATTAGGACTAGAACCGGACATCAAATTTTATTACATAACAGTGAAGATTTAATTTACATTTCACATGGCAGCGGCAATTCTTGGATTGAAATGACTGCAAATGGCAAGATAGACGTGTATTCTAAAGATAGTATTAGCATGCATTCTGAGCAGGATATAAACTTTACTGCTGGTAGAGATATTAATTTTACTACAATTGCAGGTAACGTTAGCACTAATGCAACGGGAAAGATATTAGAAACGTCAAGCGGAACTAATGAAACAAAAGCAGGTGGCAACATTATAGAAACTGCTCCACAGATTCATATGAATGGTCCGGCTGCAGCAGTTGCACCAAAAACAAATAGAGTACCTACTAAAGAACCATGGGCAGGGCATGAGAATTTAGATCCAACGTTAGTTACACCGGCTAAAACTAAATCTGTAGTAGCACCACCACCTAAACCTGTAGTACCTGCAATGTTTAAAAAATATACAACTACAACTGATACTTTTAATAAAGTTAAACCACCGGAGAAGAAAAAATGAGCTCAGTAGTATACGATAGGATTTTGTTACCTGCAATACCAACTAAACCTGAATTAGTAGCTCCTAAAACGTATCGAGGTTTTAGTACAATACACAGTAATGCAGAACATTTTAGTTTGTATGATTTCGACCTGATTAAACAAGATATCTTAAATCACTTCCATATTAGACAAGGTGAAAGATTAATGCAACCAAGGTTTGGTACAATTATATGGGATCTGCTATTCGAACCGTTAACGGCTGATGTAAAATCTTTGATTGAGCAAGATGTAACTTCGATTATTAACTATGACCCACGGGTATCAATCTCTGATACTTCAATAACAACATACGAAAGTGGTATAGAGATTGCGTTTACGTTAGCGTATAATCCTTATAGAGTTTCGGAACAGATAACACTGCGGTTTGATCAAGAGAACGGCATAGCATAATAACAGCGTGGTTAATTTTTTCAATAAATATCATTATTAGGACAACAACATGAGCGCAACCGACAGACAAAACAGATTATTAGTAGCCGAAGATTGGAAAAAAGTATACCAATCTTTTAAAAATGCAGATTTTCAAAGTTATGATTTTGAGAATTTAAGACGTACAATGGTTGATTATATTCGTCAAAATTATCCAGAAGATTTTAATGATTATATAGAAAGTTCAGAGTATCTAGCATTATTAGATGTAATTGCATTTTTAGGACAAAGTATTTCGTTTCGAGTTGACTTAAATGCTCGTGAAAATTTCTTTGAGTTAGCAGAACGCCGAGATAGTGTATTACGGTTAGCAAGGTTAATTAGTTACAATGCAAAAAGAAACATACCGGCAACTGGTTTATTAAAATTTAGTTCAATTCAGACTACGCAAACTGTTATTGATAGTAACGGGCGAAATATGGCCGGACAAGTAATAACATGGAATGATCCGTCAAATTCTAACTGGTACGATCAGTTTATTAAAGTTATGAATGCGTCAATGTCAGTAAACCAACAATTTGGTAACCCATCTGATAAAGCTACAATTTATGGTATCTTAACTGAAAAATATACAATGGAAACTAACTCAAACGATATTCCAGTGTATTCGTTTACAAAAACAGTTGCTGGTAGAACTATGAATTTTGAAGTTACTAGTACAACGTTTACTGGACAGAATTACATATATGAAGAAACACCTAAAGCAGGTCGTAAGTTATCATGTGTATTTAGAAATAACGGACAAGGATACGGTAGTGCCGGATCTGGTTTCTTTTTAAACTTTACACAAGGAACAATAGCAAATGCTCAGTTTACAATTACGCAACCAAGAAGCAATGAAATTGTAGATGTTGGTACAACTGGTATTAATAACACTGATTTGTGGTTGTATAGATTAGATAAAAAAGGATTAGAAACTGAAGAATGGACAAAAGTTTCAAATGTTGAAGGCAACAACATTATCTATAATAGTGTTAACAAAAGTATTAGAAACATTTATAGTGTAACAACTCGTGCAGGTGATGCAGTAAGTTTAAATTTTAGTGACGGCACATTTGGTAATAAACCATTAGGTACATTTAAAATTTATTATCGCACTAGCAATGGCATTTCTTATATAGTTAATCCAAAAGACCTTAGAAATATAACTCTTTCTATTCCGTACTTGTCAAATTATGGTCAACAAGAAACCTTAACAGTATCTTTATCATTAGAAACTACTATTAGCACAGCTGAAGCTACAGAAACAAATGCAAATATCAAAGCAAATGCACCTGCTACTTATTATACTCAAAATAGAATGATAACCGGTGAAGATTATAACGTCGCACCGTTAAGTGTTAGTCAACAAATTTTAAAAGTTAAAGCAGTTAATCGGTCGTCTAGCGGGATTAGTCGGTATTTTGACCTAGTTGATCCAACAGGAAAATATAGTTCAACAAATTTATTTGCAGACGATGGAGTAATTTACACTGAAGATTACCAATCAACTGAAAAATTTACATATATTAGCAAGACTGACATTCAGGGAGTGATTGCAAATGTTATTAATAAAATTCTTAAGAAAGATGAGTTAAGAAATTTTTATTATTCACATTACACCTCTAAGTTTCAAACTGCTGATGCTAATTATGTGTGGTCTTCAAATATAGACACATCTGGTTGTATTAAATTAGGGTCATTATCTGGCGAGGTTCTTAAAGTTGGACCAACAACAGATACTGGATTAATGCTGTATTATATTAAAACCGGTGCGTTGATTAAATTTGTAAGTCCGGCTAATCAGTATTTTGATACAACTAATCAAAATAAATTAGAAACATTAGGAGTTAATGACGAAATTACAAATCACTTTGGTGCTACAACCTATTTATGGGCTGCAGTAGTATCAGTTTCAAACGATGGACTTGATTTAAACAGTATTGTATTAAATGTTAATGTTCCCGCCGGAGCAACTGTTATCCAAATTATTCCTCAATTTAGATCAATATTAGAAACTTCAATTATTACTACAATGACTGATTTAATATTTGAAAATAAAGAATTTGGGTTAAGCTATAATACATCATTACAACAGTGGCAAATTATTCGAGAATCAAATTTAAATTATTCAAATGCATTTAATATTTTGTTGCAAGGTGATATTACAAATAAACAGCAAGATTCTAGTTGGATGATGTTGTTTACAACAGATAATGAAACATATACAGTATCTAGTCGTGAAACTAGATATGTTTTTGAAAGTAATACACAGTTAAGATTTTTCTATGATAAAACTCAAACAGTATACAACAGTGTATCTAATTCTTCAGTCCGCGATAAGATTAAAATTTTAAGTATTAATACTAATACTAATACAAAATCATATACTACTGATTTTTCATGGGACATTGTGTCTGAGTATATTGGGCTAGATGGGTATGTTGACAATAAGAAGATTGTAATATCGTTTGCTGATAGTGACAATAATGGAGTTGTTGATGATCCGGACGTGTTTACACAAATTGTTTCAACAAACACTTATATTATACAAGAAAAATATTTAATTTCTCAAGGACAAGAAGATTATAAATTTATTAAAAACGACGGGACTATTTTAAATTTTGTTCGTTCAACCGAAAGTTATAATATACAACCTGGAAAATACTATTATTTTATAGATACAAATACTGTAAAGAAAGCGTCGTTCACTGGAATATTAGAAGCATCAATGGATTATAAAGTATATTTGGGTAGATCGGGATTAAAATTCCAATATACACATAATGCAAAATATGATTCTAGAATTGATCCAGGTGCAAGTAATATTATTGATGTGTATATTTTAACTAAATCGTATGACACCTATTACAGACAATGGGTACGCGGTGCAATACTTGACAAACCGTTGCCTCCTAGTTCTGACGAATTATATAACATAGTAGCACCGTCGTTAAATTTAATTAAATCAATTTCAGATGAAATAATATATCATCCAGTAAATTATAAAATATTATTTGGTTCTACTGCATCGTCTGAGTTACAAGCAACGTTTAAGATTACAAAAACACCAGGTCAGGTAATTTCAGATAACGATATTAAATCTCAAGTAATTGCAGCAATTAATGATTTTTTTGTGTTAGATAATTGGGATTTTGGAGATACATTCTTTTTTACAGAATTAGCAACTTATGTAACTACTACAGTTGCGCCAAAAATATCTAATTTTGTTATTGTTCCAAAACATAATAGTATTAATTTTGGTGGATTATATGAAATAAAATCAACTATGAATGAAATTTTAATTAATGGTGCAACTGTTAATGATATTGAAATTATATCAGGTATTACTGCATCAAATATTAAATCATCAAATTTAATCACTGAAAACAACACAATAAATCGCCAGTTTATAACAAGTTCAGCTTATGGGAGTAACTAATGGCTAACAGCATACCTAGAATAACAGCAATTGATACAAGTGATGAAGCTACAGCTGCATCTTTTTTACCGCGAATTTATAGAACCGACACAAATAAAAAGTTCTTACATTCAACAATAAATCAACTTACTCAACCAGGGGCTGTAAAAAAAGTTAGTGGATACATTGGAAGACAATATTCAAAAGCTACTTCGTCTGATGATATATTTGTTGAAGCACCAACACGGAATCGTCAAAATTACCAACTTGAACCAGGGTTAGTAATTGAAGATGATATGAATAATCATGTGTTTTTAAAAGATTATCAAGATTATATTAATCAATTACGGGTGTTTGGTGCTAATGTTTCAAACCATTCTAGGTTAAACAAACAAGAATTTTACAGTTGGGATCCTCATATTAACTGGGATAAGGTTGTTAACTTTCAAAATTACTATTGGATGCCTCATGGTCCTGACACGATTACTATACAAAATACATCAAAGATAGAAATTACTAGTACTTACACAGTAAACATTGAAACAACAGAGTACGGAAGTTCTTATATTTTTTCATCTGATAGCATGACTAGAAATCCGGTAATTACACTATACCGCGGGTATCAATATAAATTTGTAATTAACAGTATCGGAAACCCATTTAGCATTAAAACATCACGTACTACAGGCCCGTTAGATCGATACATATCGCCGTTATTACTTAATAATGCAATTGAATCTGGCACAATAACATTTACAGTTCCGGCTAATGCACCTGACGAATTAGCCTACGTGAGTGAAAATGATATTGATATGGGAGGGGTGTTTAATATCTTAGATTTAAGTGATACTGGTTATATTAACGTAGAAGCCGAGATTATTGGAAAGAAAACGTATAGTTATGGGACAATAGAGTTGCTTGATAGTACAACAATTCCGTTTGCGTTAAGCAACGGTATGAAGGTGCAATTTGCTGGAAATGTCTTTCCTAAAAAATATTCTACTGGCAGATATTATGTTGAAGGTGTTGGTGAATCAATTCAGTTAATACATGAAAATGATTTACAAATTATTACTGCATATACTAATACCTCGTCAATGTTATTTGATACAACGCTATTTGACACTACTCCGTTTAGTGACTCAATTTCATATGTTACTAACCCTGATTACATTGTAATCAATCGTGCATCTGCTGATAAGAATTTTTGGAGTAGAAATAACAAA